GGGGGGGGCAGAGCATGAAGAGAGAAGGACAGAAGGCGCCTTCTATTGACGACTTGAAAGAAGCGAGTTCCGAAGAAGAGTTCAAAGCCCGCCTGAAAGAAGGACAGGCTTTCAGATTAAAAGAAAAGGCCGGGTTCCATGTAATAAGCATTGACGAGAACCAGCCGCCACTGGTGCAGGTGGTAGGAGATAGCGATCTGATTGCGCAAATGTTGGCGTTTGCAATTTCGGAGATTATCGAAAGCAGCGTGAAAAATGGAGTTCCGCGCGAACAGGCCGAAGGAATGTTCCAGATCGCGTTAAAACTTGGAATAGAAACTTCGAGAAATTAGCAGGAAGGGAGAACACAGCATGAAAGGAAAAATGAACTTGCCATTGAAAGAGTTTTTAACCTTAGTAGGACCGGCGCAGGTTTTACACATTATCGAAGAGGGCGAAACAGAACCGGCCTTCAAAGATAGATCCGTAAAAATAAGAGATCACGAAGAATTACTGGATCGTGAAGTGAAATTCATTCAGCCGGCAGCAGATACAGAGAACGCCGGAAAGTATATCTTCAAGATCTGGACCTATCCGGCGACCGCATGATTACGGTAAAAGATTTTCTGGAAAAGATAACGAACCCGGACCGGATCAAGATCGTAAAGGGCGAAGAAGTCCTTTTCACAGGTTATAAGGGCGCCTTAGTTCATGAAGGCGCCGCGGACCTTTCACCGGACATTATGGAAGCGGAAATGGTATCTTTCAGAATAGATCCGGAGATCCGGGCGAAGGACTGGAAGACGCGCGGCCTTATGGCCCCGATCGAGCCAGAACAGGCGCCGGACTATAAGTTTTCGGATCTGGAAATGAAACTGTATTACAAGATCTGTATTTGAAAGGTGAAAAATGAACGTAGCAGACTGGATCATATTATTCATTTTATTGTTTGCGGTTGCGGCCGCGGCGGTTGTATTTGTGATTTTAACGATCATGAATATCAGCGGTATTTAGAAAATGAGAAAAGAAAGCGAATGTGAATTTTGCGAACTATGCCGGGAATTTTACGAAGGAAAGAAGAAGGAATGTAAAGGCCCGGAGCATTGCAAAGATTATAACTATTTTCTGGCCGGGAAATGCGCAGCATTAGAAGGCCAGTGGTAACAATGAAGGGAGATCTAACCATGGCACAATTAAGCAAAGTCCTATTCAGCAGCACAAAGGAAGACTGGGCGACACCACAGGACTTTTTCGACAAACTGAACGAAGAATTTCACTTCGATCTGGATCCTTGCGCAGACGCAGAAAACGCGAAGTGCAAGGAATATTTCACAAAAGAGGAAAACGGACTTTTGAAGGATTGGGGGGGCGTCGCGTCTTCTGCAATCCACCATACGGCCGAACATCAACGGGCGAATGGATCCGGAAGTGTTACGAAGAAGCGAAGAAGCCCGGAACGGTTGTCGTTGCACTTATTCCGGCGCGAACTGACACAAGGTTTTTTCACGATTACATATACCACAAAGCGGAAATTCGCTTCATTAAAGGCCGTCTGAAATTCGGCGGCTGCAAGGACGCGGCGCCGTTCCCGTCTATGGTGGTTATTTTCGGAAAGGAAAGAGAGCATGAAGAGACAGAACACGCCGGCAGCAGAGGAACCGGCAAAGAAGAAGCGCAGACGCAGGGCCACAGATCCAAAAACAGGCCTTACCGTATTCGAGCCGAACACGGTTTATTTTAACGATTATCTGGAAACATACATAGGCGCAAAATGGCAGGCGATAAAAAACAGCCTTTACGACGCAGGCTATCAGGCTTTAGAAGTGAGCCGGTACCGTGACGGCCTTCTGGACGACTTCAACCGTATTTGCGCAGAAAATAACTATCACGGCATTGTTTAAAAAACAGAAAAGGAGATCTAACCATGGATAAAGAAGAACAGACATTTGACGAGTTCAGAGAAGGAAAGAGAAAAAAGAAAGCCCAAATGACGGCTATGCAAAACTTGCCCTATGAAATAAAGGTAAAGCGTGCGGCTATTCGCGTAAGAGAATTTATTGAGAAGTGCGACGAACTGGGGTTCAATACGCACGTATCGGTAGGGGGGCTTGATAGTATAACGCTTTTGTATTTTATAAGAAGTTTAGGTTATGACATTCCGGCGATCTCTGTCAGTGGGCTTGAAGATAAAAGCATTATAAAAATTCACAAAGAAATAGGCGTGCAAAGTTTGAAACCCGGAAAGCCCAAAACAGAAGTTTTACAAGAATTTGGGTTTCCTGTATTAAGCGAAAGAATAGCAGGAAAGATCGAGACTTTACAACACCCGACAGAGAGAAATAAAACAGTCAGGCACGCGATTATAACGGGAGAGTGCGGAGCACAGGGACATTTTGCGAAAAATAGCAGAATGAAACTTCCGCAGAAATGGCTTGAATTATTCGCGGGATATGAAAACGAGAATGAAGGAACAAATTACAAGATTGCACCTTTCAAGGTTTCAAATAAATGCTGCCTTTATATGAAAGAAAAACCATGCGACCAGTGGGCCAAGGAACACAACAGCAAACCATTTTTGGGGCTTATGGCTTCGGAAGGCGGACAAAGGGAAGATGCGCTGGTAGAACATGGGTGCAACTATTTCGGAAAAAATGTAATAAGAAGCGCGCCGTTTGCGCCGTTTTTGCGACAGGATCTATTACAACTTGCGTTAGATCTAAAAGTACCAGTACCGGAAATATACGGGAAAATAGAAAGAAAAGCAGACGGGACTTTATACACAACAGGAGCACAAAGAACGGGGTGTCAAATGTGCGGCTTTGGGGTACACATGGAAAAACGCCCGCACCGCTTCGATAAATTAAGACAAAGAAACCCGAAAGAATGGGAATTTTGGATGTATAAATGTTGCACAGATCCAGACACGGGCGAAAAGTACGGTTGGGGCCGTGTTCTGAATTATATCGGCGTTGAATGGGAAGACGAATACCCGGAAACCGCAGAACAATTAGAATTAAAACTGTAAAACAGAAAGGAGATCTAACCATGAGCGACGTTGTAAAACGCGACCTTTACGGACTTATTGACAAAGAACTGGAAGCAGCAAACCAGAAGTTCCCGCTTTTTAATTCCACACATGAAGCCTTCGCGGTAATTCTGGAAGAAGCAGAGGAAGCAAAGGAAGAAGCGGGAAACCTTGATATTTTAATGAACAATTTCTGGATCGGGGTGAAAGAGAACCACGATCCGGAAGCGTTACACGAAGAATTGACAGGCATTTACAAAACGGCCCTTGATCTGGCCGTGGAAGCGATACAAACCGCAGCCATGGCCCGGAAAGGCATTATTAGCAGCATAGACCTTCGGGCCGTGGATCAATGCTTATCAGAAACGGAAAGGCGGGGCGAATTACGAACCAGAGAAAAGCAATCGAAGCAGCACTGGCAGAAATGGGGATCACGAATGAAACGCAGCTAAACGACGCGATCCGAAATATGAAGCCGCTTAATCTGTCTTTAATGGCAGAACGGCAGCAGGAAAGGAAGGCGAGTTAATGGATCTTAAAGGAAATCAGGTAATAGCCGTAGACTTTGACGGGACACTTTGCAAGCAGGCGTGGCCGGAAATTGGAGAGGAAAACGAAATCCTGATCGAACACCTGAAAGAACAGCAGGCAGCAGGCGCCCGCCTGATCTTATGGACCAACAGAGAAGGCGATCTTCTGGAAGAAGCGGTGGAGTGGTGCAAGGCCCGCGGCCTGATGTTCGACACAGTAAACGCGAACCTTCCGGAACTGATCGACCTATACAAGAACGACTGCAGGAAGATAAACGCCGACATTTACATAGACGACAAGGCAGTGAACCCGGTTCCGTACAGACACGCGGCCGGAATGTTCGGTTTCAACCCATACGCAAACCCGATCGACAAGGCAGAATTTGAGAAAAGGAGATCTAACCATGTGGAAAAGAATTAAAAGAGCGATCAGGATCGCAAGAAGAAACAGCAAGGCCAGAAGACAGAGAAAGAAAACAAGCGAAATTCTTCTGGCAGTATTCACCCTGACAAATTGCGGGACGCTGCAGGAATTGGAATATCACACCGGATATTATGCAGGAACCGCGGATCAGGCGGCAGCAGTTGGAGAAATTACCAGAGAACAGCGCGGCCAGATCTTACGGGTTCTTCATTATATCAGCGCGGGGGAACGTGAAAGACTTGAAAATGAGTAACAAAAAAACGGGCTTGAAAGGCGGGGGCCTTTTCAAGTCCGTTCATTGGAAATCTAACCCAAAATCATTATATCAGAAAGGCGGGG